GTAATTCCTGATGAAAAGACCTTGCAGTTCCGCAAAGGTGAACTTTCCATCTTGACTTGGCTGAAAACCTTGAGAGAGGTCAGCGAACGAGCCTACGAGGAATTGAATGAAAAGAATGTTTGAATTTGCCTGTGAAAACGGGCATAAAACCGAAAGACTCTGTGATTATGAGGCGCAGAGTTTTAGGTGCGAATGCGGAGAAACAGCCAACCGCATACTCAGTGCGCCAGCCTTTAGGTTGGAGGGGTGGTCTGGAGCATTTCCATCAGCGCATGGAAGGTTTGAGAAAAGCCATCTTGACAAACTAAAGTCTGAACGCAAGCAAAACTCATAAGCAGAAATGCCGAGTTTAATGTCCTAAAACCGATTTACGGCAGGAAAAGGAAAAAATATGTCGATTGTTGACAATGATGACCAGACGCTAAGTGAGTTAGAAGCAGTTGAGAGCAAGAAGCAACAGACTGAACTTCAGGACTTGCCCGAAAAATACAGGCAAAAAACCCTTGAAGAAGTGGTCAAGATGCACCAAGAGGCTGAGAAAGTCATTTCTCGCCAAGGCAATGAGGTTGCAGAGGTTCGCAAACTGGCAGATGAACTGATTAAGCAAAATCTGTCGTCTAAACAAGAGACTATTGAAAAAGAGCCAGAAGTAGACTTTTTTGAGAACCCTAAAGAGGCGGTTCGTAAAACTGTTGATAACCATCCTGATGTTTTGGCGGCTAGACAAGCCAGTCAAGACTTCAAAAAGATGCAGATTCAGCAAAAGCTGGCGCAAGAACACCCTGATTTCGGTCAGATTGTTCAAGACTCAGACTTTGTGGATTGGGTGAAATCTTCACCTGTGCGCATTGGTCTGTACGCAAAAGCTGATGGTGAATTCGATTACGACAGTGCCAACGAATTGTTGACCACTTACAAACAGTTGAAAGGTGTTAAGGCAAAGCAGACATCTGACGCAGGGGAAACTCAGCGTAAGACTAGCCTTAAAGCCGCAAGTGTTGATGTGGGTGGTACAGGGGAATCTGGAAAAAGAGTTTACCGAAGGGCTGATCTAATTCGGCTGAAGATGACTGACCCTGCTCGTTACGAAGCCTTGAGTGATGAAATTTACCAAGCGTATTCCGAGGGTAGAGTCAAATGACTTAACTAATCGTTTTTTGGAGATTTAACATGGCAACAGCATTTAACCCCAGTAACTCAGTTACTACCACCACATCCGCAACATTCATCCCCGAAATTTGGAGTGATGAGATTATTGCGGCTTACAAGAAAAACTTGGTTTTGGCAAACCTAGTAATGAAGATGAACTTCAAAGGTAAGAAGGGTGATGTGGTTCACATCCCTGCACCTACCCGTGGCACAGCTTCATTGAAAGCCGCTGAGACAGCAGTCACTTTGATTGCCGCCACAGAGACAGAAGTTCAAGTGTCAATCAACAAGCACTACGAATATTCTCGTCTGATTGAGGACATCGTTGAAGCCCAAGCCTTGAACAGCTTGCGTAACTTCTACACCTCAGACGCTGGCTATTCCTTGGCAAAGCAAGTTGATACCGACTTGATTCAGTTGGGTCGTGCATTCAACGGTGCTACCGTTGGTACAAACGATTACGCTACTGCCACCTCATCCACCAAAGCCTTTGTTGGTAGTGATGGCACAACTGTCTATAACAGTTCAACTTCCAATGCCGCCGCATTGACAGATGCCGCCATTCGCAGAACTATTCAGCGTTTGGATGACAACGACACCCCAATGGACGGTCGTTTCTTCATCATCCCTCCATCAAGTCGCAATACTTTGATGGGCTTGTCTCGCTATACCGAGCAAGCATTTGTGGGTGATGGAAACGCAATCCGCAATGGTGAAATTGGCAACCTCTACGGTATCCCTGTATTCACAACAAGCAATGCTGACACTGCGGCTGGTAACTCCACCACAGACCGTATTTGCTTGATGGGTCACAAGGATTCAATGGTTCTGGTTGAGCAAATTGCTGTGCGTTCACAAGTCCAGTACAAGCAAGAGTACCTTGCCACACTGTTCACATCTGACACTCTGTATGGAGTGAAGGCAGTTCGTGCGGCGGCTACCACTGGTGCGGCATTGTCCTCATCTGCCTTTGCTTTGGCAGTTCCAGCCTAATTGCAGTTGTCCCTCCTACTTCTAGCAATAGGGGTAGGGGGACTTTTTTAACCTAATTAGGAGAGATAAAAATGGCAACCGCTTCAGCAGTAGTTTCACGCAGAGGTAATGACCAGTTTCGGGGCTTGTTCTCTGATACTTGGTCGGTAAAAGCAACCCTTGACGCTGGTTCGCTAGTCGATGGCGCAGGGGAAACAGACGATGTAACAGTGGCTGGTGTCGCTTTGGGTGACATGGTTATTGGTGCATCTTTGGGTGTGGATTTGGTTGGTTTGACAGTTACTGGCTATGTTAGTGCCGCCAATACCGTCAAGTTCCGCATTCAAAACGAGTCAGGTTCAACAGTGGATTTGGCATCTTCTACTTTGCGAATCGTTGTGGTTCGCATGGTGTAAGGATAGGGGGGGCTAGTCCCCCCTTTCTCATTTGAGGGGTTTTATGGCTACTTTTCGCTGTCTTCAATCAGGTAACACTGTGACCTTTACCTTGCCCCATGACATTGCGTCAATGATTGGGCATCAAGGTTATGTGAGGATTGATGAGGCAGAAGTAACCAAAGAATCTGTAGAATCAGAGACTAGAACAGATACCGCCTTTCGTGCGCCTGTTATCCCAACAATCAAGCGGATGGGTAGACCCAGAAAGGTTATAAATGTCTGATATTGACGCAAGAGACTTTGGCAAATTAGAGGCTCAAGTAGAGGCACTCCAAAAGGAGATGCACCAGTTAAGCACAGATGTAAAAGCCTTACTTGAACTTGCCAACAAAGGCAAAGGTGGTTTTTGGATGGGTATGACCATCGCTTCATTCATGGGCGGTGTGATTACCTTTGTGGCTGACCGACTCTGGAAATAAGGAGAACACTATGCCTATGGTTGGAAAAAAGAAGTTTCCCTACTCTGAAAAAGGGGAGAAAGAAGCAAAAGAATACGGCAAGAAGAAGGGTGTTCCTGTGACCATCATGGTTGCTATTGGAAAACCTAAAGGTTTGCCTATGCGTGGTGGCAGAACTGCTACTAACATGATGAAGAAATCAGGTCGTGGCAAATGAAAAAGACCAAAACACAAGCCAAAATCAGCAAGGTAATGCGTGAATATAAGGCGGGTGAATTGCACTCTGGCAAAGGTGGCAAGGTTGTAAAGAACCCAAAACAGGCAGTTGCCATTGCTTTGAGTGAAGCAGGGATGTCTAAGCCAAAGAAGAAGATGAAATGAAACAAGGACTCTACGCCAACATCCATGCTAAGCAAGCCAGAATCAAGGCTGGTTCAGGCGAGAAGATGAACAAGGTAGGGTCTAAAGCCGCACCTACAGCGGCAGACTTTAAACAGGCGGCAAAGACTGCAAAGAAACCTAAAAAGGTGAAGTGATGAAAACTCCTGCTTGGCAACGCTCCGAGGGCAAAAATCCAAAAGGTTAATAATGGCTAAATCACCTGCTTGGGCAAATATTGAAAAAACTGAAAAACATTGCACAAATTGTGGTGTAACAAAATCTTTGTTGGTTTTTAATGCATCTGGCAAAAAAGTTGATGGAACACCAAAATATAACTCTTGGTGTAAAGAATGCATATCTGTAAAACAAGCCTCTTATCACAAAAAAACATGGGGTGAAGACAAGCTCAAATATGTTGCATTTAAGAGAACAAAGTCAATTCGATCATATTTGCAATATTTAAGAGGTAAAGCTGTTCAGCGTAAAAAAGGTTTGGAAGTTATTTCAATTGATGCTCTTGAGTTGCTTTGGGCTACTCAAAACGGCAAATGCGCCTTAACAGGTTGGGAAATGACAATGGAATTAGCAAATGGCGTTGTTCCAACAAATTGCAGTATAGACAGAATAGATTCCTCAATTGGATATATTGTTGGTAATGTTCAGTTGGTTTGTCGAGCGGCAAATGTTGCAAAGCACAATCTTCCAGATGCAGATTTTGTAAAACTTTGTCAAGCAGTTATGGAGAAAAATAATGCCAAAAACGCCAGCATGGACTAGAAATGAAGGAAAATCTAAATCAGGGGGGTTGAATGCCAAGGGGAGAGCGTCTTATAATGCACAAACTGGTGGAGAACTCAAAGCACCAGTAAAGTCGGGGGACAACCCTCGCAGAGCAAGTTTTTTGGCTCGTATGGCTGGCAATGATGGCCCTGAGTACAAGAATGGTGAACCGACTCGATTGCTTCTTTCGTTAAAGGCTTGGGGGGCTTCCTCAAAAGCTGACGCAAAGGCAAAAGCTAGAGCAATTTCCGAAAGGAATAAGGCGAAGGCAAAATGAGAGCATTATCGGTTGGAATTAGTCCCACAGCGGCAGTTGATACGACAGTCTACACCTGTCCAACGGGCTATTACGCCAAATTCACCGTGATGTACATCCACAATACTGGTGCATCTACTAAGCACATAACTGTTCAGTGGTTTGACGCAAGTGCTAATGCCACGCTAGATATTTTGACCCAATACACTTTTACAGCAAAAAACTATCTTCAGTTTGATGGTGGCGCATACATTGTTTTTGAGGAAGGTGACAAACTCAAAATCACTACTGAATCTGGTTCATCATTTAGCTTTATTGCCACATTTGAACAAATAGGATTGACACGACAATGACCTACCTAGAACTCATCAACGATGTATTGATTCGGTTGCGTGAAACAACTGTATCTACCAATGCCGAAACAACTTACTCTACTTTGATTGGCAAGTTTGTCAATGATGCCAAGCGTCAAGTTGAAGATGCGTTTGCTTGGAATGTTTTGGGTCAAACAATTACTGTGACTACTGTTGCGAGTACACCGTCATATTCTTTGACGGGTGCTGGTCAAAAGTTTCAGATTCAAGATGCCATCAATGTCACAAGTAATGTTGGCATGATGAACATTAGCTTTGTGGACATGAACCGCAAACAAAACTTCTTGCCTTTGGTCAACGCTATTCCAACTGAATTCACCTTTGATGGTGTAGATGGTAATGGAGATACAAAGGTCAGTTTGTTTCCAATACCAGATGGTGTTTACTCAATCAAGTTTGCATTGACAGTGCCTCAAGCCACACTCTCTGCTGATGGTACAAGTGTTCTTGTTCCTGATGTGTTGGTGGCGCAAAATGCTTATGCAAGGGCATTGGTTGAGCGTGGTGAGGATGGGGGTTTGTCTTCATCTGAAGCGTATTTGTTGTACAAGTCAATGCTCTCTGACCACATTGCTTTAGAAGGCACTCGTTACCCAGACACAGGGGAGTTTGTTGCGATATGAGCCAACAGATTCAAGCCTACAGCATCTCAGCCCCCGGCTTTTATGGGTTGAACACTCAAGACTCGCCTCTTGATTTGAATGCTGGCTTTGCCTTGGTTGCGACAAACTGCATCATTGACCAGTATGGTCGTATTGGTTCACGACAAGGTTGGTCAAGGGTAAATGCTTCTTCAGGAAACCTTGGTGCAAATGATGTCAAGGTCATCCATGAGTTAGTGCAAGAAGATGGTTCTTTGACTGTTCTTTTTGCTGGCAACAACAAGCTGTTTAAACTTGATGGGTCAAACAATGTTGTGGAATTGACCTACGGGGGGGGTGGTACTGCACCAACCATTACCGCAAGCAATTGGCAATGTGCCTCTTTAAATCAGATCACTTATTTCTTTCAGTCAGGCTATAACGCACTGATCTATGACCCTGCTGTATCCACAACGACATATCGTAGGGTGTCTGAGAAGACAGGGTATGTGGCAACTGTTCCTGATGCAGACATTGTGATTTCTGCATTTGGTAGGTTGTGGGCGGCAAACACTACTTCCGACAATTCAACGGTTTTCTTCAGTGACTTGATTGCTGGTCATGTTTGGTCAACAGGGACTGCTGGTTCTTTGGATGTATCAAGGGTGTGGGTAAATGGTTCAGATCAGATTACGGGTTTGGCGGCACACAATGGTTTCTTGTTCATCTTTGGTAAGCGTCAAATCTTGGTGTATGCCAATGCCACTACCCCTGCAACCATGCAGTTGAGCGACACTGTAGAAGGTATTGGTTGCATTGCCAGAGACAGTATTCAAACCACTAGCACTGATGTGTTGTTCTTGTCTAACTCTGGTGTCAGATCGTTGATGAGAACGATTCAAGAGAAGTCTGCGCCTGAGAGAGACTTGTCTAAGAACATTCGCAATGATTTGATGAGTACGGTAGCTGGCGAGACAATGGCAAACATTAAGTCTGTTTACAGTGAGAAACAGGCGTTTTATTTGTTGGTAACTCCAAGCATTGACACTACTTGGGTGTTTGATACCAAGGCTTATTTGCCTGATGGTGCGGCTAGGGTAACGGTTTGGGATTCGATTACGCCTACAGCCTTGTTGTCTAAGCGTGATGGTAGTTTGTTGTTGGGTCAGAATGGTTATGTGGCTTTGTACAACACTTACCAAGACCACACCGATTCCTATCGGATGCTGTATTACACCAATCATGCTGATCTTGGCAATCAGAATGTGACTTCAATCTTGAAGAAGTTGTCTACAGTTGTGATTGGTGGCACAAACCAAACAGTGACATTCAAGTGGGGGTTTGACTTCAAAACCAACTACTTGTCTGACAACGCAACGATTCCAGAGCAAGATGTTTACTACTACGGTATTGCCGAGTATGGGGCAAATGCCACAACGATTGCTTATTATTCTGATGGTGTTGCCATTCAAACATTGACTGTTTCGGCATCGGGTGCTGGAAAGATTGTGCAAACAGGCTATGAGACTGACATCAATGGAACTGCTTTGTCGATTCAAAAGATTGAGATTCTTGCCAAACAAGGCAAACTGAGTTAAAGGAGAAGATTGTGTCAAATTACACCAAGAGTACGAACTTTGCAACCAAGGATGCTTTAGCTTCTGGCAATCCTTTGAAGATTGTCAAAGGTACTGAGATTGATACTGAGTTCAACAACATTGCTACTGCTGTTGCGACTAAGGCAGACTTGGCAAGTCCTACCTTTACTGGTACGCCCACATTGCCAACAGGTACAGTTGCTGTTACTCAATCTTCTGGCAGTAATACAACCACTATAGCAACCACTGCTTTTGTTCAAGCGGCAATTGCTTTGTTGTATCCAGTTGGTTCAATCTACACAAATGCTTCTGTTAGCACTAACCCTGCAACATTGCTTGGCTTTGGTACATGGACTGCATTTGGTGCTGGTCGTGTCATGGTTGGTTTTGATGCGAGTAATGCACTGTTTGACACTGCGGAAGAAACTGGTGGTAGTGCAGATGCAATTACTGTAAGCCACACTCACACAGCAACATCGACTTCAACAGTTACCGACCCCGGACACTTTCACACAGCCGCTAGATTTAGTGGTGGTAGTAGCCAAGGTGTTGGGTCAGTTGATAATGATAACGCCTCTGTGACAAGCACTGCTACCACAGGCATCACTGTTGGCACAACAACAACAGTTGACTCTGCTGGTTCAAGTGGCACAAATGCTAACTACCAGCCATACATTACTGTGTATATATGGAAAAGGACTGCGTGAAATCGTTTGAATGTGAAAAATGTGGATTATGTTGCAAGAAAGTAAATTGTATGCACTTGACTAAAGACAATTTGTGCAGTATCTATGAAACAAGACCACTTGTTTGCAACATGGACAAAGGGTATGAAGTTTTCTTTGCCAAAGTGATGAGTAAAGACGACTTTAACAAGATGAACAGAGAAATCTGTGTGACTTTAATGAAACAGGAGAAATAAGATGATTCCTGCACTTATTACGGCTGGTGCAAGTTTACTTGGCGGTTCAATGCAAAGTAGGGCTACTGAACGGGCGGCTGAAACCTCTGCAAGATCACAACTTGAGGCGGCAAGAATTGCGGCTGAAGCGGCTAAGTTTCGCCCTGTTGGTGTAACCACTCGCTACGGCACTTCAAATTTTCAGTTTGACCCTAGTGGTTATCTATCTGGTGCTGGTTACACAGTTTCTCCTGAACTCAAAGCCTATCAAGACCGATTACAGGCTTTGACAGGCGGTGCTTTAACTCAAGCTGAGATGGCTGGTCAACAGTATGCTCCGCTTCAACAAGGTGCTCAAGGATTGTTTGGATTGGGTCAGCAGTATCTACAGCAGTCTCCACAACAAGTAGCGGCTCAGTACATTCAACAACAACAAGATTTGCTTGCACCTAGCCGTGAGCGTCAATATGCCCAGTTGCAAAACCAGTTGTTCCAAACAGGTCGTGGTGGCTTGTCTGTAGGTGCTACAGGGTTGCGCCCAAGTGGTGCTGGTGGCTTGGGTGCTACTACTCCTGAGATGGAAGCCTATTACAACGCATTGGCACAACAAGACTTGCAATTGGCGGCTCAGGCTCAACAAGCTGGTCAGCAGAATGTAGCTTTTGGTGCAGGATTGCTAGGTTCTGGTGCTGGATTGATGGGTCAGTATCAAGCTGGTCAAGTCGGTGCTTTGAGTCCATTTACAAGTTACTTGGGTGCTGGTTCTACCATTGAGTCTCTTGGTCAACAACCTTTAGAAATGGGTTCTGCATTAGGTGGTCGTGCGGCTACTGCTGGTACTAATGTTGGTCAAGCACTATTAACTGGTGGCTTGGGTGCGGCTAGAACTCTGCAAGCGGCTTCTGGACAAAGTGGATTAGGTGCGGCATTGACAGGATTTGGAAACAATCCTTATGTACAACAAGGGTTAAATCAATATTTCAATCCTCCGCAACAACAAACTTTTTCTAATGCTTACCAAGCATCCATTCCTGTAAACAATCAATCCTCTGGATATTTCAATCCACAAATGTCTGTTGGTGCAAGAGCTTTTGAAAATTAAGGAATAAATCATGGAAAGACTTTTCCCCAAAGATGTTTCTGGAACACAAATTCCTATGGTAGAGGCAGACTCATCTGTTCTTCCTCCTTTTGGTCAATATGATGCTATTCGCCAACAAGAAGAAGCTCTTTCGTCTGGACTTTTACCTACTCCATACTTGCAACAACCATTTGTATATCAGCCAATGATGGCTAATCAACCATCTTCTATTGTTGGTGGAATGTTTAGTCCTGAAATATCTCGTGCCGCAGAGATGGAATTTATGCAAAAGCGTCAAGCGGCTATGCAAAATGAAGCATTGGCTTATGCACAGTTATCGCCTATGCAACAAGCGCAGTTTGGCTTCTATCGTGGAGGTCAACAGTTGGGTGATGCTCTTGGTGGTGCTTTGGGTGGACAAGACCCTCAGTTGAAATTAATTTCTCAGCGTCAACGGTTGCTCAGTCAACTAGATAGAAGCGACCCAGAGTCTTACAAAAAAATAGCGTTGCAAGCACAACAAACTGGCGATTCTGAGTTGGCTACGCTT